GAGCAATTTATCATCGTAGTAAATACAGGTTTGATCAACCTGTAAAAGAGAATGAAATGCCACCTTTTCCTTCCGCTCCTACATATGATGCAAAAGCATGGAAGTTTATTCAAGAACTTTCAGATAAAAAAGGTACAACATTACTTTGGAATGTCGGAGCATAATGGCACACACAGAACAATTAGAATATGTAAAATCTTTAAAATTAGTATTTCCTCATTATTTCAGATATAGAAAAGTTTTAGAAGTTGGTAGTTTAGATATTAATGGTACCGTAAAAGTATTTTTTGATAATTGCGATTATACAGGTTTAGATCTAGGTGAAGGTAAAGGTGTCGATCTGATTGAAGAAGGTCAAAATTATGATGCACCAGATGAAACTTATGATACAGTTCTTTCCACTGAATGCTTTGAACATAATCCTTACTGGAAAGAAACCTTTTTGAATATGATCAGGTTATGTAAAAAGAATGGTCTCGTATTTTTCACCTGTGCAACCGATGGTAATCCTGAGCATGGTACAGTAAATAGACTTCCAGGTGATGCCCCATTAGTTATTGAAAAGGGCTGGAATTATTATAAAAATTTGAATAAACACGATTTCAATATTTTCCCATTAGATGATTTATTCTTGACTTTTAGTTTTTCTAATAATATAATAGCACATGATCTTTATTTCTTTGGTATAAAAAAATGAAACATTTTTATGAACGTAACGATTATGTTTTAAATCATGAAGTCAACAAAACATTTGAAGAAATTCTTTGGATGTCAGATGATGAATTTCGTCAATGGTTGACTGATATGAGAAAGACAATTGCATATGCTTGGGATGAACTTGGATTGCCACCAAGAGTTGGTTGGAATGAAAAAGATATCATAGACCAATTCAATAAGATGTCATCGTTTCCTGTTCATGAGATGGACAAAGGTGATAACATAGTTCGTAATACATCTGTCATCGGTAATGCTTGTAATCAGTTTTTTCCGACAATGATGAAGACTAGAATTAATTATTCTAAAAATGATGATGGTCTTTCAATTTACGACCATTTTGTAGATGATAAACTATCTGAAAAAGTTTACAAGTATTCACATCGTCACTTCAAGCGTGATAGTTTTTATGAATATTCACAAACTGTTCCGACAAATGCTGAGACTAAAGATTTTTTGATATCAGCAAAAACTGGTAAAGAATGGATTCAAAATTTTGAAAAAAGTTTTAGAAATAAAAAAGTAACAATAAGAAAAAAAGGTAAAGAGGGTGCAGAAAAAGGTGTTGTATTTCAAGAAGATGTTGAATATGATTATTGGATCGCACCTCATTCAGAAGATACAGAATATACTGGTCATAATAAAGATCTTGTAGGAGTAAAATGGTGTACACTTACAAAAAATGAAATTCACGAATTGAATATTCCTGAAAAATGTTTAGTCAATGCTAAACTTGATGAAAATGATTTATTTCGTATTCGTTTGTTCAAGTTTGGTCAGAGAATATTTCCTGTAGGTTTTAAGGCATTTCGTATTTCATGGTGTCAGTATGCAGTAAACTTTCCACCTCTTACCGCTAAATATTTGTATGAGAGATACACTGAACACATTAAAGAGCAGGATGTTATCAACATTTATGATCCTTCTAGCGGTTGGGGCGGTCGTATTCTTGGGGCTATGGCTGTCCGTGATGACCGTAATATCCACTATATTGGGACCGACCCAAACACGGATCATACGATTGAAGAACTGGGTATTACGAAGTATGAGTACCTTGCAAACTTTTTTAACGAAAATAAATATGGATCTCTTTTCCCGCACAACAATACCTATGAAATTTATCAACTCGGTTCGGAAGAAATCAGAAATAATAAGCAGTTTCAAACGTACAGAGGAAAACTTGATATCGTTTTCACAAGTCCTCCATATTTTGCAAAAGAAGCCTATTCAGAAGACGAAGAACAATCTTACAAAAAGTTCCCACAATACCAGTCTTGGGTAGACGGTTTTTTGAGACCAACTCTTGAAACATGTATTGAGTACCTAAGACCAAACAGATATTTGCTTTGGAATATTGCTGATGCAAAGTTTGGTCCTGACATGTTACCTCTTGAAGAAGACAGTAACAAGATATTGCGTGAGCATGGTATGGAGTTTGTTGAAGTTGTGAAGATGACATTGGCTTGGATGCCAGGCGGTAATCGTATTGGTGAGGATGGTAAGCCAAGTTACAAGAATGCAGTACAAGTTGAAGGTAAGTGGTTTAAATACGAACCGATATTTGTCTGGAAAAAACCAGCCTAAGCGAGTGTATCTCAGTCGGTAGAGAGCCACGTTGCCAACGTGGATGTCGCCAGTTCGAATCTGGTCACTCGCTCCAAAAAAATTCCCTTGACAATTGAGCCTAGTTTGCTATTATATAAATGTAGAGTGATAGAGAAACCTTAACCAAGATATCTTATGGATATTAGAGAATCAAAATCAATGTTGGCTAAACTGCTAGCCACAGAAAATATCAAAGTTGAACACGGTAATTATGAAACTGCCGCCTTTGATCCTAAAAAACGTGTGCTTTATCTTCCTATTTTCAAGTGGATGGACGGTGATGTCTATGACCTTCTTGTTCTTCATGAAGTGAGTCATGCACTTAATACCCCTGCTGATGGTTGGCATTCTTCTGCTAGTTCAAAAGGCAAAGGTTACAAGTCATTTCTTAATGTCACTGAAGATGCTCGTATTGAGAAGAAAATCAAGCGAAGGTATCCTGGTGCTTCCAAAGCGATGGTACTTGGGTATCGTGAATTGATGAAAAATGATTTTTTTGGAATCAGTCATGTAAATGTTGATAAACTGCCTCTCATTGACCGCATCAATCTTCACACAAAAGGTGGTGCTTCAATGGGCATTTCTTTTACCGAAGATGAAATGAAATGGGTTGATGAACTGATGTCTCTTGAAACTTTTCCTGAGATTGTTGAGTTCACTGACCGACTTTATAATTATTGTGCAGAAAATGAAAGCATGACCGATGAACATGATTTCAACATGTTTTCAAGTGAAGGTTATGGTGAAGATGATGAAGAGTTTGAACCTGGTATGACTGGTGAGACACCATTTGAGTGGACTGAAGATTCTGATGAATCAATGTCTCAGTCAGGTATGCCTCAAAGTTCCGATGAAAATGAGGGTTCTGAAAGTGACAATTCTGATGGTCCTTCTGCTGAAACTGATGAATCATCAAAAGGTTCAGAAGAAACAAATTCTTCTTCTGGTAATTCACCTGCTGATAAATTTAAAGATGAATTTGAGAATGATGAGTCTGATGGTCAAGTCAATCCGTCAAACACTGTAGGTGCTGAAGGTGGTGTCAATACTGACATTAATCCGAATGCAGTTGCTGGTCCTCGTTCAATTACTGATGAATTTTTTCGCAGAAAAGAAACAGAATTGAATGACAGTATTGATAGTGACAAAAAATATATTTATGCTAATCTTCCAAAACCAGTTCTTGAAAATATTGTTATTGATTACAAAAAATTGGCTCAGTTACATGATAAGTATTATAATCAAGAACAACATTCAGGATATTGGGGCACAATGACACCATCAGAGTCATGGTCAACCGCTCCAAAACGATATAAGGAATTCCGTGAGCAAAATAAATCAATCGTTGATTATCTTGCCAAAGAGTTTGAGATGAAGAAACGTGCAGATGAGTACAAACGTACTGCATCGGCAAATACTGGTGTTCTTGAAACATCAAAACTGTATTCTTACAAGTATTCTGATAATCTTTTCAAGCGAGTGGCTACGGTTGCTAGTGGTAAAAATCATGGTCTTGTCATGTTTATTGACTGGTCTGGTTCAATGAGTGGAAACATGGCCGGTACAGTTGAACAAATGATGATACTTGTGATGTTCTGCAAGAAAGTAAATATTCCATTTGATGTTTATGCTTTTACTGATAGAATATGGCGCACAAATAATGAACTTAATTCCTTTGATTCTGCCGATGAAAAGCCCAAATGGGATTATCAACCTGGTGATTTTTGTGAGCAAGAACATTTCAATCTCATGCAGTTGTTTTCAAGTAATATGTCAAATATTGAATTCAACAAAGCATGTTGGAATGCTATTAACATTCGTGATTATTACAACGGTAAAGTCAATTGGCACTATAATGGTGGTAAGAGTCCTTCAATCCCTAGTCAATACTCTTTGGGTGGTACACCGTTGAATGCCGCCATTGTTGCAAGTCATGATCTGGTTCGCAAATTTAAGCGTGACCATAATGTTCAGATTGTCAATACTGTATTTCTTACAGATGGTGATTCAAATCAAGCAGGTTGTTATCTTGATTCAGAAGGCAAAGAACAACATATTGGTCGTAATGATCATTTAACAATCCGTGATACACTATCAAAATCAGAGATTGTACGATCCCAAACAATGGGTTGGTCTGCTTCTCACCGAGCAACTACTGAATTGTTATTCAATTCTTTGCGTAAAGCAACTGGCGCAAATATCATCGGTTTCTTTCTTGTCAATCGTCTTGATCGTCACAGAGCAGGTTATTACTCTACTGATAACAAATCATTTGAGAACATGATGGATTCATGGCGTAAAGAAAAATGCATTGTTGCTGAAATTGACGGTTACGATAATCTCTATATAATTAAAGATGGTTCAGATTTGCAGATTGAAGAAAAATCAGAACTTGATAAGGTTGATGCTGGTTCTAAAAAATCTGCAATTCGTACCGCTTTCAAAAAAATGAACCGTAAAAAACTACGCAACCGTGTAGTTCTTAATAAATTCATTGAACAAGTAGCATAGAGGTGTCAAAATGTCAGAAGAAAAAGATGAAAAGGAAAAAGATGAACAGTATTATTCAGAAGAAGAATGGGGCGATATTCTTTTTGCAAAAGAAATGGCAATTAGAGATATTGCAGAAAAAACTCTTGACAAACCTGAATAATTTGCTATTATATAAATGTAAGTGAGATTTTTAATTCTTTCGTAATGAGGTAATATGATATTGACTAGTAAACAACAAAAGTTTCTTGACCTTTTAAAATCTGAAGGTTTTGAAGATTCCTTGACAATGAGTGATATTAAGGAATTGAGAAAAAAACATGGAACTATAACTTGCCAATGGCTGATGAAAGACCCCGTTTTTCGTATGTCTCGTGGTGTTTATCGCATTCCTAAAATTGCCGCTAATGGTGCAGTAGTTATGGGTGAAAGCACTACTGCTCCTTTAACCGCAGAACCTGCTATGATCGCAACAAAGGTTGATGAGAAGGTCACACGTATTGAACCTTCACTTCCTACATCTATCACTAATACTGAAGATGTCAGTTTTGTACCTGAGATTGACCGGACATTTATTCCGTTTGGTCAGTTCAAAGATATTCATAACATCATCAAATCAAATCTGTTTTATACAGGTTTCATTACTGGTCTGTCTGGTAATGGAAAAACTTTTCTTGTTGAGCAGGCTTGTGCTAAAGCCAAACGTGAATTGTTTCGTGTCAATATCACCGTTGAGACTGATGAAGATGATCTTCTTGGTCACTACGTATTGATTGACGGCCAAACTGTATGGCAAGATGGTCCTGTCATTCAAGCCATGGATCGTGGTGCGGTCCTGCTTCTTGATGAAGTTGATCTTGCTTCTAACAAGATCATGTGTTTGCAACCAGTTCTTGAGGGTAAAGGTGTTTATGTCAAAAAAATTAATCGTTTTGTCAAACCCAAGACTGGTTTCAATGTGATTGCTACTGCAAACACTAAAGGTAAAGGTTCTGATGATGGTCGTTTCATTGGCACTAACATCCTCAATGAGGCTTTCCTTGAGCGTTTTGCAATTACTATTGAGCAAGAGTATCCTACTCCTGCTACCGAGAAGAAAATCCTCGTTGGTATTATGCAATCACTTGGGTGTTTTGATGAAGAGTTTGCACAGAAACTTGTAGATTGGGCAGACATTATCCGCAAGACATTCTATGATGGTGGCATTGATGAAATCATATCCACCAGGCGACTTGTTCACATCGTAAATGCATTCAAGATTTTCGGTGACCGAATGAAGTCAATCCAACTTTGTGTCAATCGTTTTGATGATGAAACAAAACAGGCATTTCTTGACCTGTACACCAAAGTTGATGGTGAAGTTAATAAACCTTCAGAAGAAACTTCAGAAGGAGGTGAATCCCAAGTTGATTCTGATGACAGAACACCTTTTTGATTGACATATATATAATAGGTGAGTTCAGCAGGGCTCACCTATTTTTTTATTTACTCGTGAGAAAATCATGGAAATTAATATTAATGGAAACGTGATTGTGAGACACCAATCAGTTCCCGAATGTCAATGGTGTGATAAAGCAAAAGAATTGTTTGAGGAAAATCAAGAAAAATATACAGTTATATATTCGGATAAACGATTTTTTGGAGATTTGATGAAAATCACCAAATCTACTATGGTTCCTCAAATTTTCATCAAAGGAGAGTTTGTAGGTGACTATAATGGTATGGTAGAACATTTAGAAAAGGAGAATAATGAAAGTACCTAATACTAATTGGAAGATTAGAAGTAGAAAAAATGTGGATTGAAGAAGGTAAAAATCAAATTGGTACTGATTCAGACCCATATGAAATTACTAAACCAGAAAATATTTTAAATAACTTATGATTAGGAGATTATGCATTTAGAAGTGAAAGCAAGTGAATTGCAAAAAATTAAATTATTTGTAGCAACACCTATGTATGGTGGACAATGTGCTGGTATGTATTCCAAAGCCGCCATTGACCTTGCTACAATGTGTGCTAACTATGGAGTTGAATGTAGATTTTTCTTTATATTCAATGAATCACTCATTACAAGAGCAAGAAATTATCTTGTAGATGAGTTTTTGAGGGCCGAAGAATTTACGCATTTAATGTTTATAGATGCTGATATTAATTTTAATCCCAAAGATGTGTTGTCTCTCGCAGTGCTTTCACAACAAGAAGATAAACCTATCATTGGTGGTCCGTATGGTAAAAAATGTATTGCGTGGGAACGTATTCGTACCGCAGTTGACGTAGGCATTGCCGATGAAGATCCTAATGAACTATCAAAGTTTACAGGTGATTTTGTATTTAACCCTGTTCAAGGAACGAAAGAACTTCAAATTCATGAACCAGTAGAAGTATTAGAAATTGGTACAGGTTTTATGATGTGTAGACGAGAAGTATTTTCGCAATGGAAAGAGGCTTATCCTCAATTTGAGTACAAACCTGATCATAATCGTTCCGAACATTTCAAGGGTGATCGATACATTCATGCATATTTTGATACTGTTATCGATAATGAAAAATATATGCCTATGGGATCATCTAATAATTCAGATCGATATTTATCAGAAGATTATTCTTTTTGTCAATTGGCAAGACATATTGGTATTAAGATTTGGTTATGTCCATGGATGAAACTCGGACATATCGGTACATATGTTTTTGATGGTACTATGGCAGATCTTGGCAGAGTTGATACATCTAATGCTTGGGCTCATAAAAATATGCAACAAGCACAACAAATGAGAAATGATAGAAAAACAGAAATTGAAAACGCAAGAGCGGTTCAAGAGATTGAGAACATAGAAAAACAAAGCGAAACAAGAAAGGAACGAAGATCAAAGGTAAAAAAGAAAAAAATAATTGACAAACGAATTTAATATGTTATAATATACACATTACTAATTCAATATGGAGTTATTATGAAATTAAGTGAAGAAACCCTTGCGGTTCTTAAAAACTTTTCTGCCATTAATAATGGTATCTTTTTTGAGCAAGGTAAAACAATCAAAACAGTATCGCCACAAAAGTCGATACTAGTAGATGCAACGGTAGAAGAAGAATTTCCTTCTGATTTCGGTATCTACGACCTCAACAAATTTCTAGGTGCTCATTCTTTATTTGAGAGTCCTGAAATTTCATTTGAGGACAAATATCTAACTCTCACAAGTGACAAAACACAAGTAAATTATTCTTATTGTGATATAAGTTCAGTTGTGAGACCACCTAACAAAGAGGTAGCATTGCCTTCTGTAGATGTGACATTCAAGATGTCAAACACCGTGTATGATTCGGTAGTCAAGGCGGCACTTGTTCTGGGCGTGCCAGAGATTGCAATTGTTGGTGACAGTTCTCGTATCAAACTTGTTGCAAGTGAAAGCAAAAACACTATGAGTAACAAGTTCAGTTATGATATCGATGAAACTGATAAAACATTTTCTATGATTTTCAAGGTAGAAAATTTCAGTAAATTGATGAGTAGAAATTATATTGTATCTGTTTCTGCTCGTGGTCTTTCCAAATTTGAATCTGATGACGGTAAATTAACATATTATGTAGCAATTGAACCAAACTCAAATTTTGAGGGTTAATGCAAAATCGTGAATCATTTCTTTGGGTTGAAAAATATCGGCCTAAAGAAATTTCGGAATGTATCCTACCAGACCATATTAAGCAAACATTTGAGGGTATCAAATCTCAAGGTCGTATTCCTAATCTCATTCTCAATGGCGGTCCAGGTACTGGTAAAACTACTATTGCCAAAGCACTTTGTAATGAGGTTGGGTGTGATTATTTGTTTATTAATGGATCTGAAGAATCAGGTATTGATGTTCTGCGAACTAAAATTCGTGGTTATGCTTCTACTATGAGTTTTGATGGTGGTAGTAAAGTCGTAATACTTGATGAAGCAGATTATCTCAATCCACAATCTACACAACCTGCTTTGAGAGCCTTTATTGAAGAGTTTGAGAAGCATTGTACTTTTATTTTTACGTGTAATTATTCAAATCGTATTATATCACCATTGCATTCAAGATGTCAGGTCATTGACTTCAAGGTTGTTGCTGATGACAAGCAACGAATGGCTGGTGCATTTATGAAACGTGTTGGATATATATTAGACGAAGAGAAGATAGAGTACGATAAAAAGGTAGTTGCTGAAGTTATTATGAAACATTTTCCTGATAACAGGAGAGTGCTAAATGAACTTCAGAAATACTCATCATCTGGTAAAATTGATGCTGGTATTCTCTCTCAGGTTGCCGAAGTCAATCTTAAAGAATTGATGTGGGCACTCAAAGAGAAAAAGTTTAATGATGTTCGTAAATGGGTTGCAGATAATGTTGATAATGATCCACAGAAAATCTTTCGCAAGATCTATGATGTTGCTTCCGAGTATGTCCAACAATCTTCAATTCCGCAATTAATATTAATACTGGCAGACTATCAATATAAATCTGCATTTGCGGCCGATCAAGAATTAAATCTAGTGGCTTGTCTTACAGAAGTTATGGTAGAATGTCAGTTCAATTAAGGAACTAAATGTTTAAGCAATCAATACTTGCTATGGCTTTGGTGATAGGTATTGGTTATGGATGCACTCAAAAACCTGAAGAAATCAAACCTGCAGATAATGCTACGGTTTCTTTACCTCAAAAACAATTTGGTTGGCCGGAAGAACGAAAGCAATACTGGGTATCAGTATATTTTTCAAAGATGTCTTGGGATCCAAACATTAGAGCAAGAATGTTACCGGAGACCCTTTTTAAGGTTGTTGTATGTATCGTAGAAACTATGGAGCAAAGATATGATATTGAAACTTGGGAAAAATCTATAACCCTAGAAAATGCCGCCCAACACTATAAACAAGAGTTGTGGCAAGTATCTTATAATTGTTCAGTACAAGGTTTTCAAGAACAACAAAAAAGATTAATGGAACAACCAACTCTACAAAATATGATGTAAAATGAATTTTCATGAATTGATTGATGAGGCAGAGAAATCTTATCAAACGAATAAAGATTTCTCTGCCTTTAGAGATGATGATTTTTATTGGTTCATAAGAGAAGGTGGTGATTTAGATTTTGTGAATCTTAAATATGCTTTTGATCATGATTCTAGATTTTTTTCTCAATTAATATCTGTAAAAAAATCTTTATTTGGATACTCAAACAAACAAGATTATCGTCTTATTGATAGAGATGATAGTAGAGATATATTAAATTCAACATTCATTTTTTCAGATAATAAATCACATAAAAATATAGTAGAGATAGGTTCTGCATGGGGAAATGTTTATTGATTGGTGCATGATCTTGTAGAACATGAGAAATGGATTTCAATTGATTTACCTTGTGTTTTAGATTTACAAAAATGGTATTTAAGTAATGAAATTTCTGATATAGATAAACTTGACTTTCAATCTGCACATAATTATAATGTGCCTGACAATATAGATTTAGTGATTGCAACCCATAGTTTAAGTCAGGTAACAGATGAGAGTTTTGATTTATATTATAATAAAATATTATCAAAAGCAAAATACATTTTCTATGCTACAAATCCTTGGTACATGGGTACTATGCCTCATACATTTTTAGCAGAAGCAATTTTGACAGACAGAGAGAAACAAATTGAAAAACAATTTGATGTAATCAAAAATTATGATATCGAAAGAATAACGACAAAAATGTATAGGAATAAAAATGACGCCATTTGATTTTCTGAATGAAATAAATCAAGGTAAAAAAGACCTGATGGTTGATGATATTGATCAGCAGGTTGAAAAACAATATAATCCTTTCATTATTAATCGTGGTCTATCGTATTTTCTTGATACTATTATTGATGCAAATGAGATGAATATTCGGCATCACCTTGACAAAAAACTACAAAACTCCTACTTACTAAATACCATAAGGAAGAAAAAACGATTCTCTAAATGGTACAAAGCAGAAAAATCTGAATTATTAGAAATCGTTATGGAATTTTATGGTTATAGTATTAAACGAGCAAAAGAAGTTTTACCTTTATTGACAACCGAAGATATAGAGCAGATGAAGATAGTTTTAGATAAGGGCGGAATGAAAGGAGTGAAATGACTTATGGTGTTGACCAAATGATAGAGGTCACTATAAAGGAATCAGATGACTTCCTTAAAATCAAAGAGACACTAACTCGTATTGGTGTTGCATCACGCAAAGATAAGACATTATATCAGTCTTGTCATATTCTACACAAACAACAAAAATATTATATTGTGCATTTCAAGGAATTGTTTGCACTAGATGGTAAGCCTACAAATTTTTCAGAGAATGATATTGCAAGAAGAAATACAATCACAAATCTTTTAGCAGAATGGGAATTGCTTACAATAGTTGAACCAGAAAAAACAAAAGATCCTGTTGTATCTCTCAATCAATTAAAAATACTTTCATTTTCAGAGAAAGAAGAGTGGATACTTACTCCCAAATATAACATTGGTAAAAAAACATAATGAGCATTGTAAAAATTCAACAGAAACTAGGAGTATTCTGTTTACATGATGATATTGAGATCCCATCATTGGCAACAGAAAAATCTGCATGTTTTGACCTTAAAGCATATCTTAAAAAAGATGCAAAACTTTTAGCATTCAATCAATATAATCACAAAAAAGAAGTTACACTCAAAGGTGATCATCTTGAAATGATACCTAGATGGAGATATTTAATATCTACAGGATTGATATTTGATATACCTCCAGGATATTATATAAAAGTACATCCACGATCTGGTAATGCCTTAAAAAAGGGATTGGTCACTGCAAATAATACAGGTATTATAGATGAAGATTATGTAGAAGAATGTAATTGTATAATGATTAATTTATCAGATGATCCTTATATAATAGAACATGGTGATAGAATAGCACAAGCAGAACTTAGACAAACCGAATCATATGTGATAGGTCGTATTAATAATAGACCTTTACAAAAGACTGAAAGAGATGGTGGATTTGGATCCACAGGAACTTGACAAATCCGAAATTTGTGTTATAATTTATTATAAATAGAATTATAGTTGTTATGAGATGTGCCAATATTGGACATCTCTTATCGTGGCATATTGCCACACGGAGTTAGCCTATGCGTAACTCCAAAATTAATCTCGCTAATATAGGAGATAATTATGTTGAATCGAGAAATGGCTATAACATTCCCCAATAACATCCGAGATTTTGAAAGAGCATTCCAGACAAGTGTTGGATTAGACTCTTTATTCTCCCGTCTATTTGATGTTGATCCTGGTACTACAAGTTCAGGATACCCTCCATATAACATCAAAAAAACTGGTGAGTATGCATATCAAATTGAGATGGCACTCGCTGGATTCTCTAAAGACGAATTACAGGTAGAAGTGGCGGACGGCACACTTTCAATTAAGACCGTTCCCTCTGAAAAAGAGGAAGGAAATGACTTCCTTCATCGTGGAATTGCCAAGAGGCAATTTTCTCGCAGATTTACCCTATCCGACGATGTGGTCGTGAAGGGTGCAGACCTGTATAACGGGCTTCTTACTATTGACTTGGAAAGAGTAATTCCTGAGGAAAAGAAACCTCGTGAAATTCCAATCAATGATGGAGTGAAAGTTGTAGATCATAAAGTAGTATAACTTTTGGGGCGGTCTTCGGACCGCCTTTTTTAGGAGTATATTTGAAAAATTTTAACACACACAAACACACACATAAGGAGAAATTATGTCTAGTAATCCATTTGAACTACGTTTTAAACTCTTAGAAATGGCGCAAAATTATCTCAATGATAATTATGCTAGATCCGAAAATATGATGTATCAACTATGGGATGAAGCAAAGGCTCA